ATGACCGACCAATTAACCCAAAACAGCTTCCTAGGCGACATGCAAACAGTCATAAGAGGACAAGTTGAATCGTTAACACGTTATGAAATAGATGGAGACAACAAAGGCGGCTCCATTTGGGTATCAAAACCCAACACCGGAAAAAACCCCAACAACCTGGGCAACGAACTAATCAAAGTCAAAATGCCGTTTGAAATGTTCGACCAGAAAAAAGCCGAAGTAGAGGCCGGAAAACTGTATTTCCCCTGTCAAATGGAAATCCTCTGCGAAATCAACATGGGTGGCCAAAACAAAGCAGTCCTGACAGCCATCAGCATGAAACTTGACGGCCCGGAACCCGGACAAATAAAAGACGAAGACATAGACAAAACAACCGGGGAAATCCTTCCTGATAAAGACAAACCCAAAGCTGGTGCGGCCCAGATGACGCAGGCGCAAAGTCAAAACAGCCAAAACAATCCTAACAAACCATAAACAGAGTAAACCATGAAAATCCGCTCAATGGCCTGCCTGATAAAAAAGCCCGTCCAGTTCAAAGAGCGGGTTCTAAGCAACCAGGTACAAAAAGGCCGTTTTATAAACGGTCATGTAATACAACAAAACGCGGGTAATCAACCCGAAAAAATGAGTAAAGATTAAATGGCTACCGGCACTCTTGCATATGTTCGCACTTGTACTGTAGCAACGAACCCTTGTCCCGTGGGTTATGAGTCTACGGTACAGGCTTACTTGATTGACCCTCTATATCAGACACAAACTGATTTTTTACTGGCTCAATCGGGTATTGATTGGCAGGCCGTTTACGATGCATTCGGTATGTCTTTATTAATGTTCGCAGTCGGTTCTGGCAGCGGATTACTTGTTAATCTTATAAAAAAGGTTAGGTAAAATTATGAAAATTTTTTTTAAAAAAACTAAAGGTAAAGCTCTTGTTTTGGTGAGTTTGATTGGTGCGTCGATTGGAGCAGCTAATGCTACTATTGTGACTGATGCTCAAACCGCTTTAGCGTCCGCTCAAGGTGATGCTACAACAGTGGGTGGTTATGTGTTGTTAGCGGTTGCGGCTGTTGTAGCAGTAACTATTATCTTGGGCTTGGTTCGTAAAGCTTAAGTTTCTTTGGTTTGGTTCGTAGTGAAAACTACGAACCATTACTTAAAAGGTTTGTTATGACAATAGCAATTGCATATCTAATTGGTGCCTCGTGGGCTATGTGTTTTGTAGTCGGTTATCGTTGTACTGTGATTTAAAAACGATTTCAGCAAGTTACAGTTGTTCATATTGAGAATTAATTAAAGAGACCAAAAACATGATTTTTTTAACCTTGTATTTCCTAAGCGGCCTAGTTTGCGCCTATGCCGTCATATCGGGATTTGACAATGCGTAAGCTAATCATATTTTTGATTTTATTGTTTTCGGGTTCGGTTTTTGCCGACACATACCCGGCTCATTCTACATATTCAAATTACTACAATGGCGTTGTTTATTCATCAACTGTTTCGATGAGTGATTTGTGTTCTAAAATGCCTACTGTCTTGGGCACGGCTCCTTATTTTAATCCTTCACCTCCACAATGTGCTGTTTATACTCAGTATGGTTTTACTTTTGTTACTATTAATAACTATTTGACGTGTCCTTATGGTGGCACCGTATCTGGTTCTGATTGTATAAATGCGCCTTCTTGTACTGCTCCACAAGTTCGTAACGCAACAACCGGCATGTGCGAAACGCCTCCCCCGGCTACATGCCAAACCACACCTACAACCACTACATCTGGTTCAACACAAACCCTTTCTTGGGAAACCCTAAACACCAGTTCAAACACCTGTGACCCTCATTCCTTGAATTGCGATTACCCACTTGCCGTAAACGCAACAACAAAACAATGTGACTTGACGTGTTCTGACGGCTCCACGGTTGACGTATCAGCGGGTGCGCAATGTCCACCACCATCATGCCCGAATCAAGTCAATGGTAATATGATAACCAAACAGGCGTGGAATTCCGTTACTCAGAAATGTGAAAATTCCGACATTGTCTATTGTGACGGTCAATTACAAGTTCCTGACGCTGGAACAGGCACCTGTTTACCTAAACCCGGTGCAATCGATTGCGGAAACGGTATTGTTGTTATATCTCCGCTTGTATGCTCTTCCGAGCCTGATCATTCGCAGGATATAACCTGTCCTGACGGCCTAATTATCTCGCCCCCTCGCACCTGTGCCTTATTGCCGCCTGACCCGGCTAATTGTCCGGGTGGTGCTTCAGCTGTTGAAACCACCGGGTACGTTAACGGTGTTCCGACATGCGTTATGAAAGACGGAACCACAACAGCAGCCGCTGATGGTAGCCAGTCGCCAGCTGATGACAAATACAACCCACAGAATTACAAAGCCGGTGTTGCTTGTAACGCCTCTAATTCCTATCCATGTGACCCGTCGCTTCCTGTTGTTAGTGCGCCCGGCCTTACAGGTATAGAAAAATGCGGCCCTGGTACTTTTTTTACTTGCGTTGATAAGCATGACAAGCCTGTTGCTCCTGCTTTGCATCCTGCCTCACCGTCGCCCACAACATCGGCGACAACGACAACCGGGACTAGCACCACAATCATAACAAACAGTGATGGCTCAACCTCTACACAGACATCAACAACCAACAATACCGGGACGACAACTACCACGGGCGCAACTACAACAGACTGTCCGGATTGTGCTAAAGAAAGTACTTTACGTGAAATAGTTGATCGTATTGGTAAGTCTTCCCGTTCTGGTTCTGTGTGGCAGCCTGGTAATGGTACAGGCCCTCCCAGTGATACCAATGCGGATGAAATACTTTCAAAAAAAGCTGCTGTTTCGTCAATGATTTTCGATATTAAATCTCAAATGTCTGGGTTAATGCCGTCCGTGTCTGGTGGTGCATCTATCTCTTGTGATGGTGGGGTTTATGTTATGGGAATCACTTTCAATATTTGTTTGGCTCCTTATACCGAACAGCTTTCAAAAATCGGTATCGGTGTATATGTAGCCGCTATTGTTTTTTCGGTTATGATTATTTTGGGGTAAGTCTATGATGGATATATTGTTTGCAATTTCCGATTCGATTGGAAATTTTTTTACCATGATCGGTGGCTTTGTTACTTCTGGTATTTATGAACTTTTGATTTGGCTTTTTGCCAAACTAATCGAAAAGTTGACAATAGGTTGGCTTGAGATGGTTTTGTGGGCGCTTCCTTTTGCTTGGGGTGTTGCTAAGCAGATTATGCTTGATCTTAATTTAAATGCTCTTATTCAGACCGCGTGGGGGTATTTGGATTCTAATCTGCTTGCTTTGGCTACAACGTTACGTATTCCTGATGCTGTTAATGTCCTGATTTCAGCATTTTTTACTAAATTTGTCTTACGGTTTATTCCGTTTATCTAATGTCTATTAAAATACATCACGGCCCTCCGGGTAGTTATAAAACCAGTGGTTCAGTTATGGATGATTTTATTCCGGCAGCATTGTTAGGCCGAACAATTATTACTAATGTTCGTGGCTTGAATAATCCTGATAATGTTCGTGCGGCATTGAATAGATCTAAAACTTTTTATAGATTTAAAGCGCGTGTTGTACCTGATACGTTTGAATTGATCTTTGTTGATACTACTGTACAAGAGGGAAGAGACAAACTTGCTACTTTCTTTCATTGGGCACCTCATGGCGCTTTTTTATTAGTTGATGAAGCCCAAACTATTTGGCCGTTAATCTGGAAAGATGCTGACTTAAAAAAGCTCGATTATCCCGGCGGGCTAGTATTAGCTACACGGGATAATAGACCGTCTAACTTTTTAACCGCTTTTGAAATGCACCGGCATTATGGTTGGGATATGGTTTTGACTACGCCTAATATCTCTAAAATCCGTTCCGACATTCGCGGTACTTGTGAGGGGGCTTATAAACATAAGAATCAAGCTCTAATAGGTTTGAACGGTTATTATCTTGAGGCTTTTCATTTGGCTGAAGATACCGGTAAATCTGTTAGTGATTTTCTTTCTTTGCGTAATCGAAAAATTAAAAAAGAGGTTTGGAAGCTTTATGCAAGCACAGCAACCGGTACACATTCAGACACTATTGCGGGTACGCCGATATGGAAGAATCCTAGGGTATATGGTTTTTTGGTATTCCTTGCAGCTATTATCGTGTTTATCATTAATCGTCCAACGCCTGCTGTTATTGCTGGGGTACGCAATCAAGCCGCTAAAGTGGCTGATAAGGAGAAGGTTTCTTCAACGGTTCGTTCTGTTGGTTCTGGTAATGTGGCTAATAGCCAAAACGTTGAGGCTATTCTTAATGTAGCTAAAACTGTTCAGTTGGAAGGTTATTTGGAAAAATATTTGACTGAGTATAGACCGCGGTTAGTGGCTTTGATCGAAAGTAAGCAAAAAAATCGTATAGTTGCTCAGGTTGCATTTCTTGATTCGAATAACCGGGTATTTGAGCAATTAAATATTCCCCAGATTGTTGCATTTGGTTTTGTAGTTGAGCGTAAGCCTTACGGTCTTTTGCTTAAGCGTAATGGTAATTCATATCCTGTTACTGCTTGGCCGTTAGATAAAAATAAATCTGTTGATCATTTTGGCGTTAATTAAATGGGTGGCCGTAGTAAAGAAGGTGATCGGCTTACAGATCGTTGGAAATGGATAGGTGAGCTGAGTTCTGAGCGGTTTGAGAATTACGGCAAGTATTCGCAGATACAAGCCTCCGCTGATCGTGGGGTGGGGCATTTTAATAGCTCAGCTTCGAACTTGAATTTCCAATTGGCTAAATTCTATGAATCAAAACATGGTGTCGAGCCTGTTTGGAGTAATTGGCGTTCGAATAAATAACGAAACTTTGAATAAAGACATGTGGCAGGTTATAGCTGTTCATTTTGAGAATTAATTTATGATTAACCGTACCCATATAACAATACCAAATGTTTTATATACTGGTTCATTTCCCTATTTATCTAATAAACTTTCTGATTATCAAGATAATCAATTTATTCGATATGGTTCATGTACTGAAATTTTTCCTTTCCATTGCTTTGTTGATGATTGGCGGCTTGAAAGTATATGGCGTTCCCCCACTAAATTCGTTGAAAAGGCATTGTTGGCCGGGTTCGCTGTTGCTCCCGACTTTTCTGTATATGCCAATTACCCTCATATTTATTCGCTTTATCAAGTCTGGCGGTCACGCCTAATCTGTGCATGGTGGGCTGATCACGGCGTTTATACAATTCCCGTTTTGCAGTGGACAAACTCAAGTGATTCAAACTTGGATGATTATTTTGTAGGCCTCAATGATTGCGAAGTGATTGCTGTTAGATGTCCAAGTCGTGAACCTGATGTTATAGATGATTATTTTTTCTGTGCTGAACGATTTTTACAAATCCATCAACCTAAGTTAATTCTTCATTTCGGCTTAACTCGTGGTTCGGAAATTTGGCCTAAGTGCAAAGTTTTGTCGCTTAATCCGTCATTAAAAAAGCTGGGAATGGCTGATTAAAAAGCGGTCGTAAAAAGTTATAAAGAACAAAAAGGCTGTTACGTCCCTGTATCACGTAACAGAACAACACACCACGAAGCCTATAAGAGCTGAAAATATGAAATTTAACCAACGCTTTTCCCTTGAATCTCTTTCTCATGGTTCTGAAGAAGATCAGACCGGCTTATTGTTTGCTAAAGGTGATGAAATCATAGACCTTTCGGGCGTTAACATTGTTGGTGCTTCGGTTGATACTGTAAGGCAGTTGTTTCATGGTTTACCTAAAGCTTCTTTCATTACAAAGCTTGAACAGCATGTGGAAAATAAAGATGAGTTTGTCCGGTTAACAGCAAACGATTTGGTTAATGATGACCGTTGGCATTTTAGCCGGATGGGTAAAACTGGCGGTTACCGGTATAAACTGCAAAACAATGCTGTTGGGTTGGTTGTTCTGTTTGGTAGCTGGTACGGCAAGATAGATCAGGAAGGCTCACATTTAAAAATTGAACTGTCGCCGCATTTTATTTCGCAGCGTACAGTCCCGGAAATTTGGGAATATTTGCACGGTGATTTTGTTGGTCTCTCACGTATTTTCTTAGAAGAGCCGGAAGCAAAGGGCGTTGCTGTCCATTTGGCTTGCGATTATCAAGGATTCAATTTGCCTGTTGATTTTATACAAAAATTTTCAACCAGTTCCAGGACGATTAGGGCCTATGACGGTATAGCCTCCCTTGATCTGTCAGACTTTACGGATGCAGTTGCAACCTATGGCCGGGAAGGTCAGGACAAAAACTATCTGATCGGTAAGCCAATAGCCGTACAAATGGCGCTTTATGACAAGAGCTATGAAATGATCAAATCTGACAAGGTTGATTATTTTAACGAAGAGTGGGGTGTTTATTCTTTTGGGACTTATGATCCAACTCAGTCAGTACGCCGGATAGAAGCAAGGCTTCATCATACCGTTATTCGTGAAATAGGCCACGGCTTGGGTTTGGAATTTGAGGGCTTTAACCAAGTAGCCGACCATTTAACCGACCTCTGGCGTTATGCCCTGGAACGCAACCGGCTAATGATTGACGGTGATGCTCGTGGTTATCTTAATCCCTTTTGGCAATTACTAATGCAAGACGTCATCTTCAAAGTTCCTGCTCAAGGCGTAAAAATTACGCGCAAAAAAAAAGAAGCAGTAGACCCTATCGCTAGAAACATCACTTCCGTTATTGGCAACTTGGTTTCAATCATGGCTCGCCGTAATGATTGCACAGTACGGCATGTGATGCGCCAGTTACATAACTTGCATATATGGCCGGAAATTCAGACCTATTACAGGAGTAGGGGGAAGGATGATAATGATTTGCGTGATCAGATTAAAGAGGGATTGGAAAAAAGGCGTTTGATTGGTAAGGCATCGTGATTATCGTTACTGGTCTCCGGCCGAGAATCCGTAATACTTCACATTGTGCGAAATTGCGTTGTGTTGTTTGTGGAAAAAAAGAAGATTTATTCCAGTCAGGGCCTCGTTTTATTATTTATTGTTCTAATGCGTGCAAACAAAAAGCATATCGTAGAAGAATTAAGGCCAAAAAATGAATAGCAATCCTTTTTCTATAGTGCCTTGCATGGTATGCCCTGGTACGACTTTGATTAAAACTGCTTTGATCTGGAAAGAGTCGGTTTTTTGCTCGGCTGACTGTTTGAGAAATTATGTTGAAACTGTGCGGTTGAATAACGAGCCAGTAAAAAAGGAAGCTCACGATAAATTTTTTAAACCTGTTTCACGTCTATCTGATGCTCAGGCCGGTCAGGCCATTGGTGAAGATAGACATTTTTTAATTTAAACGGAATTAAAACTGATGCGGATTTTTGACATAGGTGAAGCTGCGGATTTCCTTAAAATGAATCCTGAAGTTTTAAGGCGTAAAGCTAAACTTGGATTGATTCCCGGCCGTAAGGCTGGAAAGCGTTGGGTTTTTGTCTGTGAGCACTTAGCCGACTGGGTTTCTGGCCGTTACCCGCTTTCTGTAAACGACACCTTGACGGTAGTCGATGATCAACCAAAGGATACTATTCAATGTCGATCTACAAGCGCAAAGATACATGGTGGATTCAGTTCACTGCACCAGACGGACGCCGAATACAACAGACTGCTGGGACTCAGTTAA